CGTTAGAAGATGAGTATGGTAAAGTTACGATCAACATTCAGGACGGATCTATTAAAGAAATAGAAGATGCATCTGATAAGAAAGATTAGTATAGGTAAAGATTATAAAAATGAAGCTATGCATTACTCCGTGGGCCAAGAGGTCTACGGAGGGCATACTATTTCTGATATAGTAGAAGAAGACGACAAGTATAGAATATACATTAAAAAAGCAGATGAGGTTTTACCTTGGAAGGATTTTAATAAAAATATGGCTATAGCTGTTGAGTTTAATCTTGAGTACTAATGAGAGGTGTAAACAACTTTATAATCAAACCACTAACAACCAGATACTCCAACAGTAAAAGTGTAGATGGTAATAGTCTTATACTTAACACCGATAACTACAACCATAGGTATGTAAGCAAGAGAGCTGTAGTTATAGCAACACCTATAAACATTAAAACAGATATAAAACCAGGAGATGAGGTTATAATTCATCACAACGTTTTTAGAAGATGGAAAGATGTTAGAGGTGTAGAAAAAAATAGTAAAAGTTTTTATAAAGAAGACATGTATTTTGTTCATCACGATCAGGTGTTTTTGTATAAAAGTAAAGACAAGTGGAAAGCTATAGAAACTTTCTGTTTTGTCAAACCAATTGAATCTAATGATATTTATAGTAATGATACCGAACAATCTCTTAGAGGTGTTCTAAAGTATGCTGACAACAGTCTAGTGAAAGCTGGTCTGAAGGAGGGAGATTTAGTTGGGTTTAAACCTAACACTGAGTACGAGTGTATTGTAGATGGAGAGAGACTCTATAGAATATTCAGTAAATCAATTACAAATAAATATGAATATCAAGGAAACGAAAAAGAATATAATCCAAGCTGGACATGTAGCAGTTGAAGAGCTTATTAAAGTTGCTAAAGAAGCTATTGTTGACTCAGGAGATGATATAACCGCTGATAGATTAAAGAACGCGGCAGCTACTAAAAAGCTAGCTATATTTGATGCTTTTGAAATTCTAAATAGAATACAGGAAGAAGAGGACATGTTAAACAACAAACCTAAAGAAGAAGTTGAAGAAGTTGCTTTTGGTGGTTTTGCTGAAAAAAGATCTAAGTAATGTATCAACAGTCTTTATATAAAATTGTTGAACCTATTAAGAAGAGTACCATATCTAGACTTAATAAATCTAAAAAATGGAAGTACGGTTATAACAAAGAGCATAATGTAGTTGTTATATCTAAAACAGGACAAATAGGTGATATATATGAAATACAAAATTTTCATATAGCTTTACCAAAAGTTAAGGATATTCATAAGTTCAATAGTGATAGATGGGAAGTAACGGAATATCCTAAAGAACTAAAAAGAATAAAAACTATATTTGATTGGAAAAATTATCCTGAAGACTTTAAAAAACAATATATAGATTACATAGAGTATGAGTTTAAAAAAAGAGAGGAAGGATTTTGGTATTATAACAAGGGTGTTCCTACTTATATCACTGGCACTCATTATATGTACTTGCAGTGGTCCAAGATTGATGTTGGGCAGCCAGACTTTAGAGAAGCAAACAGATTATTCTATATATTCTGGGAAGCTTGCAAAGCAGATAAACGATGTTACGGAATGTGCTATCTTAAAAATAGACGTTCAGGATTCTCCTTTATGGCTTCAGGAGAAACAGTTAACCAAGCCACAATATCATCTGATGCTAGATTCGGTATCTTATCAAAGTCAGGACCAGATGCTAAAAAAATGTTTACCGACAAAGTCGTACCAATATCCGTTAACTACCCATTTTTCTTTAAACCAATACAAGATGGTATGGATAGGCCAAAAACAGAACTCGCTTATAGAGTACCTGCCAGTAAGCTTACAAGACGGAACATTGTTAGTACAGATAAACCAGAAGAACTTGAAGGTCTTGACACAACAATAGATTGGAAAAACACAGGTGACAACAGTTATGATGGTGAAAAACTTAAGTTACTAGTACACGACGAAAGTGGTAAGTGGGAAAGACCAAATAACATTTTAAATAACTGGAGGGTAACAAAAACAACACTGCGATTAGGTAGTAGAGTCATTGGTAAGTGTATGATGGGATCAACGTCAAATGCTTTAGACAAGGGAGGTGATAACTTTAAAAGATTATACAATGCTTCAGACGTTAATAAAAGAAACAGAAACGGACAAACAAGCTCAGGTCTCTATAGTTTGTTCATTCCTATGGAATGGAATTACGAAGGATTCATTGATTCTTTTGGGATGCCTGTCTTCGACACACCTGAAAATGAAGTTGTTGGGCCTTATGGCGAGACAATCGACATCGGGATTATCGAGCATTGGAATAATGAGGCAGATGGATTAAAAGATGATGGTGACGCTCTTAATGAGTTTTATCGTCAATTCCCTAGAACTGAAGAGCATGCTTTTAGAGATGAAACAAAAAATAGTATATTTAACTTAGCGAAGATATACGAGCAGATAGATTACAATGAAGGAACTGGGGTTGGTAATTCATTAACTAAAGGAAACTTCCAGTGGTTAAACGGAATAAAAGATTCTAAAGTTATATTCTACCCAGATCCAAACGGTAGATTTAAAGTATCTTGGACACCACCATCACACCTTCAAAACAACACTGTAATTAAAAATGGTAGAAAATCACCTGGTAATGAACACATGGGTGCTTTTGGTTGTGATAGTTATGATATATCAGGTACAGTAGATGGTAAAGGTTCTAAAGGTGCTTTACACGGCTTGACAAAGTTTTCGATGGAAAACTGTCCACCTAATAGCTTTTTTTTAGAATATGTAGCAAGACCTCAAACAGCTGATATATTTTTTGAAGATGTTTTAATGGCATTAGTGTTTTATGGTATGCCTTTATTAGCTGAAAATAACAAACCTAGATTATTATACTATTTAAGAAGAAGAGGTTATAGAGGTTACAGTATGAACAGACCTGATAAAGTTTGGAACAAATTATCTGTAGCTGAAAAAGAAGTTGGTGGAATACCTAACTCTAGTGAAGATATAAAACAAGCTCACGCTGCTGCAATAGAAATGTACATACAAAGTCACGTTGGTCATAAAGGAGAAGGAGTATATGGAGATATGTATTTTATTGAAACACTTCAAGATTGGGCTAAGTTTGACATAAACAAAAGAACAGCGTTTGATGCTGCTATAAGTTCTGGATTAGCTGTTATGGCTTGTAATAGACATTTATATAGCCCTAACGCTAAAATAGAAAAACAAAAACTAAACATAAGCATTGCAAAATACAAACAAAGGGGAATGCACTCAAAATTAATACAAGAATAATATGGCTAATTCATTTTCAAAAGGTTTTTTTCCTAGTCAAGTTGCTAGCGACCAAGAGAAAGTTTCATACGAGTATGGACTTCAGGTTGCTAAAGCAATTGAAGACGAATGGTTTAAACGAGATAATAGTGGATATAGATTCTCAAGCCACCAAGACGACTTTCACAAGTTAAGATTATACGCTAGGGGAGAACAGTCTATACAAAAGTACAAAAATGAATTATCTATAAATGGTGATTTGTCTTACCTAAACTTAGACTGGACACCAGTACCTATTATACCTAAATTTGTGGATATAGTTGTTAATGGTATATCAGAGAGAACATACGATATTAAAGCATACTCACAAGATCCTTACGGAGTTAGTAAGAGAACTAAATACATGGAAGGTATTATTAGAGATCTTAAAACAAAAGAATTAAACGAGTTTGCTGAACAGGCTTTCGGTGTTAATTTATTTTCTAATTCAGCTGAGAAGTTACCAGACTCTGAAGAAGAGTTAGCATTACACATGCAACTTTCTTACAAGCAGTCTGTTGAACTAGCAGAGGAACAAGCCATAAATGTTTTGTTAGATGGTAATAGATATGAGCTAACTAGAAAAAGGTGTTATTATGATTTAACTGTTTTAGGTATTGGTGCTGTAAAATGTAATTTTGATACATCAAGAGGTGTTACGGTAGAATATGTTGATCCAGCTAATTTAGTTTACTCGCATACAGAAAATCCTTA